CTTCTTCTAGTGCTATAAACGACTGCGCAGGATTTAATTTTTCCTCCGTATCTATAGTTCTACCTAAAAGTCTGTCATACCATGCCATTTTTTATCCTCTGTTTATCTACCCATCGCTTTTGTTTTGCGGCAGTTGCGAGCTTTGGTCGTTTGCCGTAAATACTGTGTAGCCGCATATGATGGGATTTGCATAGTGTAGCAGCTTCATGATAAATTTCATTTATGTGTTCTGCAATAAAAGTTTCCCGAACATTCATTATTTCGTCGGCTGAATTTATTGTTATTTTATGTGCTTTTAACCAAGTTTCTAATAACTCAGTCATTCCAAAGAAGTGGTGAAACTCCAGTCTCTCTGTATCCCCACAGATGTAGCATTCAGTCTCTTTTTTATAACCTGATTTCGCTTTGTCTCTGACGTACTTGACTAAATCTCTTTTTAAATTCATAATTTCCTATTTATTAAAAATTATACCAAAAATTTACCTTGTTGTCAAGAATAATTTTTTGGTAGGTCTAAGGGTTAAAAAGTACTCGCAGTTGTCTCAAAAGTATACAGCGCATATCTAAGCGCATCTGCCATGTGACTTGCCATATTATGCTTAGGGCGTTCTTTCATTAAGTTTGGATTATTGTCCCATTGATACTGGTCAACTGCTTCAAGGGTATGTCGGCATTTTTGATCTACTAATAGTAAATCGTTATCTATAATTCCTGCTACATGTCCTATGCCATCTAATACAGATTTTTTGGCATTTATAGTAGAAATATCATAATTTTGTGCAAAGTCATAGCGAGTTTGTTGTGCCGCTGAATCTATATAAATCCAATCAATATCATATTTAGTGATTCTTTTTCTTATTTCAGCAGCATGCTGTTCAGTGGTTCTTTCTGCATCTAAGTATTCATCTAGAAGATAGAATTTTTGTTCGTCCCAATGATATCCTATTACACACAAAGCTGTTGGATCTTTATATCCTACGTCGAGACCCGCAAATATATCCATTTTACTAGTATCTAACTGGGAAAGATCTTGGACACAGGTTTCAAAATTAAAGTTCCAAACCTGACCTTCATAAGTATTAAAGTCAGCAAGATACTCTTGAGCAAATTCTGCGGAAGACATTGCTTTTTTAGCTTCTGCTATATCTTCTTCTGATACTCTTGGATTCTCATGATATGTGGCTCTAATTGCACACCAGTCTTTAAACTCATCACTATATCCTCTATGATAAAAGTCTGCAAACCAGTTATTTCTACCTCGAGGAGTAGAAATAAATACTGCTTTACTTAGTTCTTTATCTAGGGTGGGACGTAAGGCTACATTGAAAGCGTCTTTACCGTCTGCCAATGCAGCCTCATCGAATATAATCAAGTCGTATGATCTACCAACGGTAGAATCTACCTGATTAACAGACCCCATTCTAATTGTAGAACCATTAGATAGTTCTATTACTTTGTCTTTTGCGTTATCTCTTACAACCTCTAGATCAAAGTGTTTAATTAGTTGTCTTTGTAAATCAAATGATATCTGAGATAAAGCATAGTTTGGTGACATTATTAAAATGTGAGAGTTTGGCACGAGTGAAACTAGCTGTCCGATGACATTAGTTATATAAGTTTTTCCCTGCCGTCTAGAAAGAGCGGCACATACAAATCTATACTTTGGGTTGTTAATAGCATTGATTAATGCTACCTGAGCTGAGTTTGGTGTAGTACCTAAAAGGTTTAAGTATTCAGATATAGGCAACTTGATGAAACGTGAAGCCGCATCAAAGTCCATTATACTATCTCGTAGTATATCTTTCCTACTTATATCTAACATTAGTGTATCGTTATATTTTTATTTAATTTATTTGATAAAATTGATTGAGGAAGTACTCCTTCCTCATTACATACAGTCAGCATATACAAGTACCCAAGACATATCTCTCTAAGTACTGAGTCATTTTGACTAATATCTCCCTGCTGAAGTTTGTTGTTTAGTCTGCTCAAAGTAGTAATACATAAAGCAGCAATTTCATCCAGCCATACACCATTCTCTATATTTGGTTCCATTAATTTTCTGTAACTACAGGCGCGCCTTTGACCTCGGCGTGTGCTGCAAAGATTTGATCTTCAGGATTTTTTCTAATTATAGATACTTCTCCAGCTGCTAGTGTAAATGTTGCTAATGTTGTATCAGCAGAATTAGCGACAGTAACTAACCTATTGGTAGAACCATCATTTACTAGTCTGACGTCCATAGCATTTTGAAAAGTTGAGGCTGCCCCCACACTTGTTCCACAAGCTGCTTCTGATCCTAAAAATTTTAGTGACATTTTTATCTCCTACGTAATATTATTACGTCTTTGTAAGGACTTGCAGAAGTAGGCTCACAAAAAGCTACTGCTACTATTAGTAGTACTAAAGCTAAGTACCTTACCATTTTACTTTATTCGCCCAATATGCGGCAGACATCTTGCCTTTCGCAATATTTTTAGCGTGTCTTGCTTTGAAACTTTTACGTTTCATTTTCATTCTTCGAGACTCTCCAGCTTTGGGTTTACCTGCTGTCTTAGCTCCTTTCTGTCCAAAACGAATTGTTTTAATTTTATTACCAACTTTTGCCACAACTATATGTGACTTAGTTCTATGATTAGGCGTGCGTTTAGGTTTATTATATCCAGATACTCCAGCTCTTTTAAGTCGAGAATCTTTTTTTCTCCTAGCGCCTCCGCGTTTTGTTGTTCTTCTTCTTCGCATTTCTTGCTCTCCTCAAGCCTGCTTTTGCCGATTTAAATACAGAGGCCACTGTTTTCTTACCCATAACTCTTGCTCTTTGTTCTCCTACAGTTAGTATTTGAATTTTTCTAGCGTATGATTTACGAACTCGTTTAACTTTTTGTACTGTTGCTCTTGCATTCTTTACAGTAGCAAATTTAATTCTAACAGTATCTTTTGGATTTTCGTCTGTGTATAAACGTCTTCCAGAACCTTTAGGTTTTTTACCTGTTCCTTTTCTTGGGTCTCGTCTTTTTCTTCTTCTTTTTACCATAGCCTGATGCGTATATTGCTTTACCTTGCCGCTCTGCCGCTTTTTTAGATCTGTAAACCTTTCCAGACTTACCCCAACGATATCCGCCTTTAACTTTTCTTACGGGCACGTTTTTTCTTCTTCTTCATGCTTTTCTTCTTGCCATTTTTCTTTTGTTTTGCAAGAATTGCTTTTTGTAATGCCATTGGTAATTTTTTCTGTTTTGCTGTCAAAGCCATATTATCTTCTCCTGCGACGAACTGTTCTTTTTCGTCTGCCCCGCCTGGCGATAGTCTTCACGTTAGTTGGTTTTCCGCCTACGCCCTGCTTTTTAGATCTTTTTCTTCGAATAGCTGATTTTATTTGAGCTTTTGTCATTGCTGCAGCTTTTGCTGCTGGAACACACTTGGGGTATCCTTTTCTGCTCTTTTTAGCTTTGCGTCTTCCACATTTATGATAACCGCCACCTTTTTTAGGTCTCCCAAGGTCAACCCAACGCTCACCAAACCATTTACCTAATCCTCCTCTAGCCATTATCGTCCAACTTTTTTCATAGCAAGTCTATGAGCTTGAGTAAAAGTTTTACCTTTTCTCATTTGTGCTCTCATAAACTTCATATGCTTTTTAGTATGATGACGAGCATGTCTTCGAAGTGTATTTGTTTGTCTCTTGGTTAGTTTTTTAGCCACGACGATACCTCCCACCAGCTTTCTTGTACTCTCGTACAAGATAAGCATTAGCATATGCACTCGGATAAACAGCAAATTTTCTTTTGGTTTTTGCTTTTATTCTTGCATATAGCTTTTTATTAGTGGGTATATTTCGTTTTTTAGTTGAAGCCTTTTTTCTTCTACTAGTTCTTCTCTTTCTTCTAGCAGCCATGATGCTTCATCTTCTTCCGCTTTTTACCGCGCTTTTTCTTTTTACCTTTTTTAGGTTTTCCGTAATGATAAGGCATTATAATTGCTCCTTAATTAACGTATAAACCCCCCAAATTAATGCAGGCCAAGCTAACATCTCAATAATAGGTGCACCCATTAAAATTAGTACACTACCACCAATAATTGTTATTCCGTCCCACGAGGTTCTCTCGGCTAATCTAGCCATTACCCAGTCTTTGACTGCCATTATTTTGTCCATCATAACTTTTCTCCCACAAGTTCTTTGGGCATTTAGCCCTTGATGCTCTAACTTTAAGTGGCATAAAGCACTTGCAGACTTTACACACTTTAAAAGCTGTTAGATATTGACAACTCTCACATATCTGTAGTCTTTTTTTATGATTCGTCATCTTTTTTAGGTGATACAGTTACTTTTCTATAATAAACTACCACCTCTTTTAATTCATTTATATATCTTTTTAACTCTTGCATATTATATGCCATTAGTTCATAGTCTGGAACT